CAATGACCTTGACGTTTTCCTCTGAGTATTACTCAATTATTAAAAATTATTATTAAATTTGCATATCAAACAAAAATACGCATGGCAACGAAGTTCACATCAATGTATTATTTACGACGAATATTGTTTCTCGCCGTCTTATTCAGTGCATTTATTTGTTCTGCTCAAACATATAAAATGTACAATACGCAGAACTATCACAACCAATTACGTCTGAATACTGCGACTGGAGAAGTTAAACAAATACAAGATGACGGCCAATCTTGGGTAATATGTCCTGGAATTGATAATTCGCAAACGTTATCAGGACGCTACAATCTTAATGAGACCCAAAACATGTGGACTTTCATCATGTTAGATAGCTTCACGGGAAAGACTTGGCAAGTTCAATTCAGCACAAAAGGAACCGATTATATGTTTTATACTCCCATTAATCGATATTCTTTATCATATCCCTCCTCTCGCGATAATTGGAGGAACAGATTTCAACTTTTCCCAACTCAAAATATGTGGAACTTTATTTTACTTGATTCTTATACAGGTAGATTATGGCAAGTACAATTCAGTTCACAAGACCTTGATGCTTTAATGTGTATTCCAATAAATGAGGTAGAACTGGCAAGCGCATCAAGGCCTATCTTTTCTATTTCACCTCTTACGAGCATGTATCAGTATTACCTTATAAACGAGTCTAATGGGAATATGTGGAAATTCCAGTGGAGTACAAAAGGAGATGATTACCGTTGGATAGAAAAATGTCAATAAAATAAGGCGTCTTTTCGCGCACCTCATACGGTCCATAACTTTGTGGAAAACAACCACAAGTTATGGACTTTTCTTTTTCCGACCTCAATTTTAACTCCGTCGAGACGCTTCCGGGCTTCGAGGCTCGCGCTGCGTTCACCGTCAATTCTTCGTCCGTATTCAAGGAGGACGTTGATATCGTGCCGACTATCGTTGACGACTCGCTGTCGTATATGCCGTGGGGCGGCGACAATCAGATGCCTTTCGACTTGCTTGCTCTCGTCGAGAAAGACGAAACTCTGGCAACCTGCCAGTGCTTCAACGCCGAGGTCTGCTACGGTTCGGGGCTGCAATACTGCGCCACCGAAGCCTCCGCATCGGTCAAGTCGGCTGTCGATGACTTCCTCCTTGACAACGACCTCGCCGCTTACTTCCTCGGCATCTGTCAGGACTTTAAGCACTTCGGCTTCGCCGTGTCGGTGCTTATTCTCAACGAGAACGGCTCGCGCATTGTCCGTCTGTTGAGAAAGGAAGCCTGTTATTGTCGCTTCACTCCGGCTGACAAGCACGGTCGCATTTCCAAAATCCTTTACGCCAACTGGCGAAAACCAATATCCGCTCGCGCCGATATTGAGGAAATCGACCTGCTCGACCCCTCCGCACCTTGGCGCGATCTGCAAGACAAACTCGCCAAGGGCTCTCGCTGCCGCAAATTCGCTGTCGTGTCGAAAATCCCGACGGTCGACAGCACTTATTATCCTATTCCTTATTATGGCGCGTTGTTCCGCGGCAAGTGGTACAACATCAAGCAGCTTATCGGTATCGCAAAGGAAGCAAAGCTCAAAAACTCCGCTCCCATAAAGTACCACATCGAGGTCGGCGCAAAATATTGGGAGTCCATATTCCGTGCCGAGGGCATCACCGACCGCCGCAAGCAACAGGCTCGTATCGTCGCCGAGAAACAGCAGATTCTCGACTTTCTCACCGGTGCCGAGAACAGCGGCAAAGCCTGGTTCTCGACGTTCTATGTCACGCCCGACGGCAAGGAGCAGCACGACGTTGTAATCAACAAGATTGACGACAGCAAGGAGGGCGGCGACTGGGAAACCGACATACAGGAGGCAATCAATATGATATGCTTTACTATGCGTGTGCATAGTAACCTTGTCGGTTCAGTGCCGGGCAAGGCGCAGTCTAATAACAGCGGCTCTGACAAGCGCGAGCTTTACACCATTGCCCAAGCCCTCCAAAAGCCATATCACGACCTGCTTTTCACCGTTCATCGTATTATAATCCGCTTCAACGGCTGGCAGGGCGTGAAAGTGGATGTGCCGTTCATGCAACTTACAACCTTAGATGAACACAAAGACGCCAAACAAGTAACTCCCAATAAAGATGAAACTGATAACGACTGATGCGCAGCTTCGCGCACATATCCCCAATATCATCGCCTCGGTCAAGGGCGAAACGCCCTTTATCGAAAGGGTCGCGCACTTTCTCGACCTCGCCGAAGACTGGGTCAGAACGACTTTCACTTCTGAAAGTACGTTCAACACTATCTGCGGCTACACAGACAGCAACGAAATCAAGATCATCTGCTCGCGGCTCGTCGTTGCCGACGCTCTGCGCCGGGCAATTCCCTCGCTCGACATCGTGCTTACGCCCAATGGCTTCGGCGTTGTCAGCACTCAGAATCTCGCTCCGGCATCCAAGCCGCGAGTGGACCGGCTCGTCGGCTCGATGCTCGCTCACCGCGACGACTGCATCGCCGCGCTGCTCCCCGAACTTGTCGGAGCAAGCAAGTGGCTCACATCGCCACAGGCCGACTTCTTTGGCTCAACACTTTTCCCTGACCTCGGCATCGTGGATGCTGTCGGCGGAGCCACTGGCTCCAAGTGGGAAAAGTATCTCGAACTTCGCCCGCAGGTCATAGACCTTGAAGCGTCGTTGGCCGAAGAATGGCTCTCGCCGGGACTTATGTCAGCGCTCCGATCGGAGAACCTGCGCGGAGATCTGACTGAAAAGCGGAGTGTTATTGTCCGACAAGTCAAAGCCCAGATTCTCGGCTACCTCAAATCGGGGTCGTTCAGTTCCCGTAGACTCGCGGATATTGTGAATCGTATTCGTGAAAACAAGGACGATTTTCCGGAGTGGCATCGGTCGGAAACCGCGAAGCTGTTTGCGCCCCCTGTATTCCGCAATGAAAAGAAAGCGAAAGGATATTGGTTTTAGCACCCCGGTGCAGTTCGGCAGTCTGTGAAGCGTAGTCGCATGGGCCGTCTGTCGGTCATATCTGATTGGAGTTACGGCACGAGGCACTGATTTTCCACTTGCAAAGGTAGGACTGACCGCTCAACGCAAAACAAGCCGCCGGATTTCCACGCAAATTTTTATAAATCTCCACCTTGCAGGTAGTATTTAACGCCACCGGCTTAAAATTTTGCTTGAAATTTTTGCTTCGCTCGCTTTCTCAGTTCTCCCAATCATTGCAATGTAAAATCTATAGTGCTTCGGCACATAACTCTAAATCAATCAGATATGATACTTCCCGACAAACGACCCGTCCAGAGCGACTTCGCAAACCTCACAGACTACTCGCTCGAATGCCCCAAGGGCGCAAGAAAGTTCTTCGCTTTCATTCATTTCACAGATGAATCCACGTGTCTCTGGTCAAACATCTTCACGTTCAACCGCTCATGCGCACTGATGCTCACAATGGAAAAATTCGGGGACTGCCTCGAATACGTTTCGAGCATCAATATCCACGAGCAGGACTATTGAACGCCCCTCGCTTCCTCTCCGCAAAGCTCCGAGAAATCGGGGCTTTTCTTCTGTCTTTTGCCCGGTATGCGCATTACCGTACTTTCGCAGTACAATAATGCTCATACCTATGCAGACAATAACCATTGACTTTCATGTGCCGCAAGGCTGGCACGAACTCGGCGACAAACAGCTGCGCTATGTCTACGAGTTAATCGCGGCTGAACATTCAACCGACGAAATTAAGACCCTTTGCTTGCTCCGATGGAGCGACACAAAGGTTATAGGCCGTCAGGATTCCGGCTCGTACCTTCTGAAAAAAGGAAAAGTCCTTTTTGAAGTTACACCGCTGACGCTCGCCGAACTCCTTCCGGCGCTCGACTGGCTCTCCAATCTGCCGACCGTGCCGGTCCGCCTCTCGAAGATTAACCGACAGGCCGCGCTTCCGGCTGACTTCTCCGAAGTGCCGTTTGAAACGTTCATCATCTGCGATAACCTCTATCAAGGTTATCTCTCGACGCAGAACGATGAACTGCTCGACCAACTCGGAGCCACGCTCTATGGCAAGGCTATTGCCTTCAAGCCCCACGAGCGCATCAGCATCTTCTACTGGTTCGCCGCGCTCAAAGACTCTTTCGCGCAGAAATTCTCCGACTTCTTCCAACCCATAGCCGAGGCCGCCTCCGGCGGCAACCTGCTCGGCTCGTCCGCGACCTCGGTAGAGGACGCTATGAACGCCCAAATCCGCGCCCTCACCAAAGGCGATGTCACGAAAGAGGCCGAGGTCCTCGCGCTCGATACTCACCGCGCCCTCACTGAACTTAACGCCCAGGCACGGGAGTATAAGGAACTCAACGCCAAACTCCAATCAAAATGAAACACTACGGACAATGGGATGCGGCTGCTTTCTTTGAAAGACTCGCCGCCACGAATATTCTTGCTCAAAAAGAGCACTTCATCTTCTGCCGTGTCAGCGGCTTGGAGGGCTTCGAGGAAGCCCTGGCGCAGATGCAGACGGCATCCGCTTTCGTGTGCGTCAGCGACATCGCCGACGGCTACACGGAACTCAATAACACGCCGAGGACACGGCGAGTCAAAACTGTTTTCCTCGCCATGCGCCACGCTGCCGAAGATATGGAAGCTCGCTCCGAGTGCATGGAAACCATGCGCGAACTGTTCCGGCAGTTCGCCTCGCAGCTTATTCTGGAGAAAACGAGGCTCGAAGAAAATTGCATTTACATCGACCCCCGTATCAAGTTCAACGAGATTGACCGTTACTTTTTCTCCGGCTGCGCCTGCGCTTATTTTCAAATCGCAGTCGATTGCTACACCGATTTAAGATACAATGCCGATGAGTGGAAATGATAACGAACAGCTTGAAGCCAGACGCAAGTATGTGACTGCCTTCAATGCAACGATGGTTAAGATATGGCGCGAGCAAATCGCGCTCCTCGGCGCAGTCGACACGGGGGCGCTCTACCGCTCGACGGTCGGCATCTCGATGACTGCCGACGGCAAGTTCATCGACATTAATCTCGAACAGGCGTTCAACACATACGGTTTGTTTGTCGATTACGGCACAGGCCGCAATACTCCGCGAGGGAATCCCGGCGACATCGGAAAAAGCAATGGCCGCAAGCGCAAGCGCTGGTTCTCTCGCAAATACTTCGCCTCGGTGATGAACATTCAGGAATTCTATGCTGACTCGCTCGGCCAGGAGTTCTGCCGGGCAGTCTCCAACGCGCTCAATCCCGACATCATGCGCCGCGCAGTCACTCTCTAAGTGTACTTCTCGTGTCTTTTCGGACGCAAATTCATAGCCATAACTTTGCCGTATAAAACAGCATCGTTATGGCTATTGATACAAAATCACTCACCGACATTATCACCGAGTTTCGCGCCCTGCAGTCCAAGGACGCAGTTTCTCCCGAATCTCTCGGCTACATCTTACAGCGCATAGTGGATTTGCTCGCCACTGCCGGAACGTCAGAGACCGTCAGCAACATCACAAAGTTGCTCGACGGATTTAAGGCCGCAGGTCAGGCCATCACCGCACTTTCGCAGGGTCAGGCCGACCGCAATCACATCTATGCCAACAAATCGACGGTAAACCTCGCCACCGGCGCCGTTTCCGCGTCCTCCGAACTTTTCATCCAACAGGCCACGACCGAAAGGGCCGGTGCCATGCGGGCGCAGCAGGTCATCGACCTTAACAGCGCCAAGAAATCAATCTCCGAACTGGAGAAATTGCTTTCCGCAGTTCAATCGGAGATTGCAGCCCTCAAAGGCTCGGCAGGTGACGGCACTGTTTCAGGCGGTCTGACGCCCATATCGGTTCAGACCGAGGGCGACCGTCTGTTTGTCATCGGAGCACGAAAGCTCCTTCAGGACGGCTACGTTCCATACCTGTTCCGTCTCACTCAGAAACGAAATCGCTTCGCCGCGAAAGAGTCCTCGCTTCTCGGCACAAAGAAATATTGTCGCCGACGCAAGGGCTGGAACCTGTACGGTTCCTGCTATACAGTCAAGGTTGAAGGCAACAAATTCTTGTTCAATACCTCAGCCAAATCTACGTTTACTATGCCTTCGGACAATTATTCAGACAGTCCCGAAACGCTGGTCGTTGAGCACGTCAAACAAGACGGCACTCCGACTGTCGCATGGGGGCGCAGTTGCGTTTCGCTCGTCTGCCACAACGATAAAACCAAGCGTAGAATGATAAGGCTGCGCTTCGCCATTGGCTTCGGCAAGCTGTTAACTCCGGGCAAAGGCCGTATAACGACGGCTAACCTCGTCAGCACACTGGCCGAGTTTGCCCTTATCTATGACCCTGCTTCCAAAACATGGGTTTTCGGAAAGTAATACCCCTATAAAACAGATCGCCCACCCCGAGGGGTGGGAGGCTATCTGGTAAACGGCCATGATCGCACCGAGGGCTATCTAACAAGCCACGCACAGGGATCGCACCGAGGGCTATCCGGCATACGACAGAGGTATCACAGGTTCAATAGCTTGGTTTCACATCGTTGAGAGGTATCCGGTTCTGTTAGTATGGTTTCACTTGTCAATACACAAAGTTAGCACTTTTTCTTCACATATACAATAGTTTAACAATATAAAATTGCAGCAAAGTATGAACTTTAAGAACCACAAATCAGCTATA